CCTGCTCTCCACAAAATAGCAGCAGCTCTGACTTGCTCGCGTGCGTCGTCCCGGCCGGTTGGTATTGCACCAGGATGTAGGTCGGGCAGCGCAGGTCTGCATGCTTGATGTGAAAGGCAACCTGATGTGGTGACAGGTTTACCTTGCGGCCGCGTTTGACCACCTTCAGCTCGACCATCACAAACATGCCATGTGGGAATGCCAGCAGGCAATCCGGGATGCCCAGGTTTACCCTGGACTCAATCCGGGTGAAATGGCAATTTGGGAGGTTTTCTTTCAGCCGCTTGTACAGGTTCGCTTCCGGTTTCAATGCCATCGTCTTCGTCCTCGTCAGGTTCTTCCTCGATCTGCTTAGGCGTCACGTCGACGATCGGGCCAGCATTGCCGCCATACAAGCGTTTGATTTCTTCCAGCTTGCGCATTACTTCTTCTTTGCTCATGCTATCGATCGTGCCGTGGCGGATTTCTTTGCGGTCGATGTAAATCGAACCCAGGGCCTGGCCCCTTCGGTATTCAGCCTGGACGGCCGCGCCATACGCGCCGGCCTGCAGCGCCTGGTCACGAATAACCTGGAGGTCTCGCATGTGCCGCTCAAACGTGGTGCCGTACTTTTCGCCCAACTCGCGCCTTCGCTCCTGGATCGCTGCCACGATATGCGGGGAAAACTCAGGGTCTGTCAGCTCACGTGCCCTGCCCTTTGCCCAGTTTTCACTGTAGCCTGCGCGCAGCGCCGCCTCTTTCAAGGTGACGTGGCCGTCGCCTGCACAAAACTCTTCCACAAACTTCCATTCCTGGGCGGTCAAGACTTTTGGTTTGTGGGGTTTGACAGGCGTGGTTATCCTGGATTCGACAACCTCAGGCCTTCCGCCCAGGGTTTTGCCGGCCAAGAACTTTTCGTCTTTAGTCGGCATCAGGCCACCCGCCACAAGCGCCAGCCTTCGCCATGGCGTCGGCAGGTAAAACGCGTGCCTGGATGCCTCTTGGAGTACATGTAGGCAGCGCTGCGCAGGTTCTTGATCCAGGTGGCATCCAGGATCAAAAAACTGTCGCCAAGGGCCATATCGGGGAATGGATAGCGTTCGCGGGGATCGACGCCACCAGGCAGGGGGATGTTTTTCTCTATTTTCATGCCTACATTGTGCAACAAATCCACACCTAACGCAACTACAAGGTCAAATTCAGGGTTTTAGTTAGACTTTTTTAGACCAATGTATGTTTTTTTTTTTTCAAAAAGTCAGTCCGCGCGCATTTTATGTAAATTACACCTATTGACTATGTGTAATGTAGTGTGTTCTCATAACCTATTGATTTCATTAAACTATTACACCATTACATCTATTACGTCTAATTTCAAAAAAAAATAAAAAAAAACATCGTTAGTCAAAAAAAGTCTAACTAAAACACGTAATTTGACCCTCGGTCCGTGATCCGTGCACCCTTAAGTACTCAAAATGCAAAAAAGCCCGTGATCCGTGGACCACGAGCTTATGCTTTTGGGAATTGTGTCCTGGTTATTGCAGCCCTGTCCCCAGCCATTCCTTGTGGTCGCCTGAGAGCATTTTGGCTGCGACGTGCATGGGCATGAGTTCTCCGAACTCAATCTCTGTCACATCTGCGCAGGCCATGAGGGGTCCGATGAGCGCGTACTTTTGCCCGCCAGCGGTGAGGATGACCACTTGGACCAATTGCCGTGGCCCAAGGGCCTCGACGATGTCTTGTAGAGACGGTGTCACTGGTCGACCTTCTGCCACCCGGGCGGGACTTCCTCGTTCTTGATCCCCAGGTCCAGGGAGAGCTTCTCGATTTCCCCTGTCAGGTGTTGGACTTTTCCCAAAAGCATGTGCGATTGGGCGGCCAGCTGCTCCATTTGGTCGTTTTGGACTTCGATTCTTCTGCGCAGGCCGTTGACGTACTCAAGAGTTTCTACGCAGGTGATTGGCTGCGGGGGGTTTTCTGTTGAAAAGATAGCGGGTCTCATTCGATTACCTCTACTGGTGCTTGGGTTTCAACCCACACTTTTGCTCCGCACGATAGCGGCTTATTGGGAGAATACATGATTTTACTGGGGCCTTTAATTTCCACGGCGTGTGCGTAGTTATTGGTTTTATAGGTTTTTATGGTTAGGACGGGGTCGTTTGTGCCATTCTTTGTGTTGGCTTTAACGACGTGTTGGTTGACGTGGATGATGGTTTTCATCTGTTTTTCTCCATGAGCTTGGCTTCAATGGCATCTGCAAACTTTACCCAAAATGATTTGCCGCCCACAATCTGCTTTACTTGGTCGTACACAAAAGATTGCTCTTCATCCGTCAGCCCAACCCAGGGCCTTAAAGTCTTTTGCACTTCAGACTCAGCCGCCATGCCATCCTCGTATCCTTTGGCATATACCTCGTTGTCCGCCTCAATCAATTGCTTGATGAGGCCTAAACTTTCCTCACACACTTTTGTGAGGCTTTCTACAGCGATAGCACGTTTGATAATCATTTTTTTCTATCCTTCATCCAAGCTGAAATAAAACCATACGAAAAGGATGGCAATGCGACAAGCAGGGCTCCGATCGCAATGCCGGTAAGTGTGTCGATCATCAGAACTTCTCCTTGTAGAACTTGCCGATGACTTCGGCCAGTTCGTGAATGTGAAAGTCACCGCCTTCGCCGCCGGCGTCGCTAATCCAAATCATGCCTGGCTGCATACCTGGGGTGAGCACCCAGCCGGCCACGTGGACCTCGTAGCGTTCTCTGCCGTCCTTCATACCCTGGTCATAGGCCACCTGGGCCTTGCATGCGTCCTCAAGGGTCATAAGGGTGTATTTCTGGCATTCTTCCCAGACAAACTTGGCGTTGTGTTCGCCGATGGCGCGTTGTTCAAACTTGGTCAATTGAGACCACCAGTCTTCAAAGTTCATTATTTCTCCTTTTAAAAAAGCCCGTGATCCGTGACCAGGCCAACTTGCGCAGGGAAATATTGTCCAGGCCATTTTGCACTCGCAGCAGTTCTGCCATGGTGTCGCTGCTGTGTTTGGACAACAGGTTGTAGGCTTGCTCAAACTCCACGCGAGCAGCTTCGCGGCCCTCGCTGTAGCCTTTGGCGTAGGCCTCGGCTGCCACATCTTTAAAGGTGCGGCGTTTGTATTTAGTAATCGTCATCTTGATTCTCCATGCGTTCAAAAACTTCTTCGTCGATGCGGACGCGTTCTTTGTCGGTCATCTTGGCTTCAAGCCAGGGCGCGGGCCGGCCTTTGGTATCGAGGATTTCCCACTCACCTTCACCGCCTTCGGACGGTGCCCAGTTATCAGGATGGCCGGATAGCCTGGCAGGCACGTAGCCTTCCCAATGCGTCACGCGGATGATGCAAGGGATGCCGCAGCAGGTGGATTCAAACTCAGTCATACTTTCACCTCCAGCAGCTCCTGGTCATCATCCTCGTTGACGTAGATCGAGAACAAGGACAATTCAAAGTTGCCCTCATCGGTTTCAATGATCAGGTCCCTGGTAGCGTAATGGGTGGCATTGGCCTGGTTAAGACGAACCGCGCTTAAACGTATGTTTTTAACGCGGTGAATGTTCATTGTGAAATTCATCACTTTCTCTCTTTCTGTTGATGGAAATTAAATTATACAGGTTTCGTAAAAAATCCAAACAGATACCAGGAAAAAGATAAATACCTTCCACCTGATCTGTTTGAAGTACTCTTCAACGATCACCGTGCATTACCCTGCAGGCGATCTGCTACCAGCTTGGCGTAGCCGGCGATGTCCACCCAGTGGTCGACCTTGTCGGGATTGCCGTTGACGATGCGTGCCATCTTATGCACGATCATCTCCAGGGCTTCCCATTGGTCATCGGCAAAGGTCTTGTCGTGGCGTCGTGCGTGGTCCGCGAGCAGTCGTTTGATACTCTGCATCAGCGCAGCACTGTCCTTGAACTTACCGTAGTCCAAGGCCCGCTCGTCTATGGTCTGGTCGATGTTGGTGTCTTCTTGGATAAGCTCGGGCATCGGAACCATTTCAGGGGGTTGGAACGCCTCATCCAAGATTTGTTTGCGCAGCTTATAGGTCATCGGCTTGGGGGCCTGGAACTTGGCTGCCACCTTGGCCACTTCGGCGCTGGGGTACTTGCGAAAGTATTCGCGGATTTTGTCTGACTTATTCATGTTGCTTCCTTTTGAGTTTGAACGATTGCACGGGCCTTGCCTTGGCGGAGAACCGCCAGGACATGGTCATGCGCTTTTTCTATGTCATACACAGTGGCATGCGCCAGCTGCTCCTCATGCAGGTCCATCACCAGCTTCAGGGCTTCCCACTGCTTGGCTGTCATGATGAACCGCATTCCGTTGGCCACGCCGCGTCTTGATAGCTGCAGCAGGGCATCCTGTCCTTGGTGAATCTCTTCAAGCCAATCATGGCCTTTGCCCATGGTGGCCAGCGCTTCAGTCACATTGAATGCGCCGATCAACATGTCGATGTCTTCTTTAGTCGCTTCGCCTTTACGGATTTGATCCAGGGCGGAGCGATTCCTAAGTTGTACGTCGAGGTAAATGCCAGGCAAGTCCTTAACGGCCTTCATACCTGACAGCACAAACTCCAGTGGATTTTGGAGCACGGTGCGGGGGCGGTACTTGCTGCGCTTTTTCATTTTGAACGGCGAAACAAAGGACGGTAGTTACCTAACAAAATGTTTTGTAGAAACACTTCATCAGGTGTCACAGGAGCAGGCTTTGGCTGGTACGTAAGACCAATCAATACCTTGCCAGTGTTGAAGTATTTCCCTGTTGCAGCAAGTTCTTTAAATACCTGTTGCTCTCTGGTAAGGGCTTTTTTAATCATTGCGCTCTTTCTCCTTTCTGTGTTTGAGCTGTGATCTTAACACATCTAGTTCACTTGTCAACAACTCAACTTTATTTTCTGCATTCAACCAGGCATCACGCCACAATCTCTGATCTTCAAGCAGTTTGCCCACTGCCTTCAACAGTGGTTGTTGATCCTTCGGGGCCTTCTGAGCTAGTACCCACAGCTCCTCTGATATCTTCATTTTTACTCCATGGATGTTTTAAATATTCTTCACGAAGTAGCCCATAAAGCACCAAGTCTCCACCATCGGGAAAAGCCTTGCGCATGCGCCCTTCATATTGGAAACCCAGGCGCGATACAAAGCGCTGGGCATTAAGGTTCTCGGCGCGGATAAGGCCCGTGACCCGTGGTACTTCAAGCACTCGGAATGGCAACTCAAACGACGCGTTGAAAAAACTGCGTGACAGCCAGTGGCTCTTGGGCCGTGCTGCGATGTGCATGTCGATGTTGGTCCCTGTGTAGGCAGAGAACACGGTAACGGCCAGGAAGTCACCTTTATCGTCCAGCAGGCTTACTGCGGTGACGTCGCCTGACATACCGTCGATGCCAATGACTTTCTTGGCCCAGGCCACGGCCTCGTCCTTACGTTCAAAGCGCAGAATCTTCACTGTAGTTCTCCATGATTTCGTCTTCAAACAGCATCATTTGCTCTTCTGAAAAACTCTTGGTGATGTCCACTTGGCGAGGCTTGCCGCTAGGGCCTGTAATGGTCAACAAAATCCTGGTGATATC